ACTCAGACGTACCTCCAACTATTAATTCATCCAAAGCAGTTTCATTCATAGTTCCTCCCTCCTTTCTAATCTAATATCGGAGATATGCAATCATGTTCCTTGCATGCCTCCTTTAACTGTTGCTTAGTAGTTATTTCTACATTTGGTTCACCAACTTCGGTCATATGTTCCAGTACCAAAGGTTTGTTCTCTCTACCATACATAGTAGTCCGAAGTCCTATACTAACCAGTCTTATACTTGTACCACCCCCGCATCTAAAACATTTTATCCCATTCCTATTTTCAATCTTAGCAAACTCATCAAATATATTACCACACGTTTTACATTCAACTCTATATGTTGGCACCTTGCTTCCTCCCTCTCATTTCTTTTTGTATTTGCTGCCCTAAAGCATTTCCAGGCATAGCCTGTTCTTGATTATTTCCCCAACCAGATTGATTTAGTAGTCTATCTGGATTAGCCTCAGGATACTGTTCCAACAGGAATGTAGCAAGTTCTACAGGATTAAACAGTGGGTCCTGTCTGCCTACAGCATATAGTTCCTGAGCATTCTGTTTTCTAACCTGTAAATTGTAAGGCAAGCACTCATCAGGATTTACTATATAATCATAGTCATCTATCAAATCTCTCCCTTGATAAGTAGCCCACTTAGTCTGTCCAGTAGGAGATAGAATTGGGATTACCCCTTCACTAGTAGCTTGAAAAGTAGATACCATCTGTAGTATCTTCTTAGCTATCTGGACTAGTAAGTCTGAAGCAACATCCCTTCTTTCATCTATACGCAGTTCTGAGGCTGCCTGAACAATGCTTGCCTCTGTAGCTGTCTTCCTACCACCAGTATATTGGGACAACTGGTTAGGTCCCATACCTAACATCTCTCTTACATCCTGTATCACCTGTGTAGACAAAATACCAAAGTCCATGGGTACTGTAGGCTGTAGGAGTAGAATTGCTTTCCTTACATCATCTACAGTTGTTTCTATAATAGGCATGACTTCTCCACTTATGAACTTCTTTTTAGCTTCAGGGGATAAAGCACCCACAGTAGTCATTGCCTTAATAGTAGCTGCCGCCCTATGTGCCCGTGCCTGCGTTCTAATCTCATTTAGCTCGTCCTGTTGAGGCATTATAATCCTTGCGTCTGGTATACCCCAGAAGCTCGTAGAGTCTTGATTAAATATCATCTCAGCAGCAGGTAAGTCATTAAACTGCAGTTCATCTACCTCGTTAACTAGAAACTTAGGATGGTCAAAAGATATTGTATATATCTTTCTAGTCCTATAATCTCTAATCTCCCATAGTTCTACGAACTCATCTTCCTCCATCATCTCTCTATATATAGGGTCGCTGTAAGCTCCCTCAGTCTCAACCTGTCTATTAGCCTTTAAATCCTTTCTATTAGGCAAGTATCTTTCATCTAACTTAGCATCACTCACTAACCTAATAGACCTATGCGCTATCCACGGTGTCGTAGATAACGAGACAGCACCATAAGGTACAATTGTGTCTAAAGGTCTTTCCCTAAGCATCCAAGGAGAACCAGGGAATATGTTCTTATTATACTCTATATAATTCATATCAGAAGCAAATCTATCAGTAGTTCCCTGACCTTCAAGTAAAGGAGAAGCATGGTCAGGCTTATATCCGTATTGCCCATCATATCCAAAGAAACAAATGCCAACACCGTTGGAGTAGTTATCTGCAACCATCTTTTTCATTTCTTGTTTAGTACTAAGCTTTCGTATATACCAATTCACGGTGGTTTCAGCAGCTTTAAGCTTTACATATGGTATCTGCGGGTTGTTAGGTCGCAGAGTTACTCGAGGGTTACGAGCATACACCTTAGGTATAATAGCCTTACCAAAAGCATGGATAAGATTAACAGGAATTATATCTCCCATATCATCCCAATCACATCTTAATCTTCTCTCATACATAGCCCAAGACGAAGGCTTACCATACTTGAACTGATACTTAATACCACTTCTTAGTCTATCTTTCCACAGTTGCAATAACTCAGAGTCCTTTAGTTCTGGCATATGGGATTATCCTCCATCATCTTGAATAAGTCATTGCAATCAATTCTACCTTTTGAAAGTCTTTTCTTTCTATTCGATTCCGCTACCTCCACAGAAACGCCTCTCTTATTTAACTCTCTTAACTCTTCGGTAATAGCATTCCTCCTATTATCATCTGTATGCGGAGTAGTAACAAACTCAATCCCTAATAAAGAGTGTTTCGTTTTAACACGAAGATAAGGCAAAATGGACTTCAGAAAAACTATCATGTCCTCTCCGTATATGTACCATCTATTCATAACTTTAGCACGATTCATTTTGGGTTGATACTCGTATATAACACCCCCAAAGGTTTGTTTTAGAAACTCAAGAGGTTCTCTAACTGTATTACCTACATTTATTGAGAGACTCTTATTAGTTATACATATACATCCCTCTCCATCAAAAAAGCCTGCAGCATATATAATATCCTCTTTACTACCATTGACCATTTACTTTCTCCTCTTCTTTATAGCATTACTTAATGCATCGCTATCTGCACTACTTCTAGCACTATCATAAGCCATAGCAGAACAAATCTCCATAGCTTTCTTCTCCGAGCCTACAGAATTCCCACTTACCTTACCAGTCTCTTTCCACCTACTCATGCAATGCTTAATATTAGTACTTATAGTTTCTTTAGACGAACCTTCCTTTAGTGGCATAGTTCTTTCTCTTCTAACCTCTTTCTTAATTCTTTTCTAAGTTCCTTATACTCTTCTGGAATATCTTCAATTTTCCACCCACGCCTAATTTTCTCAAGCCAAATATCAATGACTTTAACTTCCATTTGTTCCTCCTACTCTGGCTGTCTTTTGGGAAACCCCCCTTCACTTATCATAAAATGGTTATTCACATATCCCGGCCTTCAGCCCCTGGCTGTGGTTCCCCCCACCCCCCAGAGACTTCTTGTCGGGATACTGATTAAACTCTATTAATATCAGTTCTGCTTTCTCCCTATCAGTTAAATCTATATTCTTAAGGATTGTATAGACTCTATCTTCTAACTCTTTCCAAAGCATGTTGAACTCCTATCCTGGCATCACTGAATATCTTACATGGAACTTGACAGTACCTTCAACTACGACTGCTCTAATCCCATCTGGGCATTCTATCACGCCTGTAGGATTATCCACTATACAATCTCCATCTACTGCAGGTAATCCTAACTCGGCAACCATGTTTGCAGCTGATGGCGTTCCTGCCGCTGAGCAATCATGTATTGTCACGTTGGATATTGTAGCTGCTGCACTCATTAAGATAAGTCCTTTGTAGTAACTTCTAACCGTAGTTATCTGCCCATTACCAGTTAGTTCCCCACTATATCCCATTTTAACATCCATTTAAGTTCCTCCCTTATCTCATAATATCAATAATTGAAGTTACAACTAGTCACGCTTTAACGCTCCTAACTTTGCAACAATTCGTACCTTTCGCCACTTATCAGAAGTGGATGCAAGTTCTATTCCTAGTATAGCTTGCTCTTTCTTAACAATAAAGTATGGCAGAAGAAATTTTAAAATTACAGCTGCTTTCATACCTCCTATTCTCCAATGGAACACTGATTTACGCACAGTATCTGCAGGCTGCTCATAGATAGAACCTCCAAATATTCCTTCAATAAACTTGAGGGGTGCTACATCTGTATTCACAGCACCTATTGAGAGAGTGCCTTGCTTAGTTCCTCGTATACACCCTTCTCCATCAAAGAAGCCTGCTATATAAGCTAACTCTTTATCTCCTATAGTATACATTGTAAGACCATGCATAATCATTCTCCTTTCTATAAACCGTAACCTCTTTTAGTTGTTGCATGATATAATCCGTGGAGCTCATCTAGTATACTATCCAAAGTAACTCCTGTCTTAATCAACTGTGGCTCCTGCTCGTATACTGGGAAAGAGGAAAGGTTGATAGCTCCTGCAAGTGCATCCAGTGTATCTACATATTTACTCTTCTCTATCCCTTGATATTCGAGTAAGTCTGCTTCTAATCCTTTATGTGCATGCTTGATAAAGATTTGACCATTAGCAAACCTAGGCTCCATATTCTCTATTCTTGCCGCCTTTGACTGCCCATGCTTAGGATTATCTCCCACAACATTGAAGTATTCCCCTCTACGTAACATCTCTTCTCTAACTGTTTTCTCTAACTGACCCTGATATCCTACGATTTCAATACCTATGTTCTGAGTCTTATATTCTTTAGCTATACGGAATAGATGGTTCACACTTTCGGAAAGGGACATCCCTGTCTTTCGTATTACCTCGGCGACATATATCCGTTTGTCCTCTCCACAAAATATAACTATAATTGCTGTATGGCATGCACGTTTCTTATCCGAAGTTGCTGGGTCTATGTAGGCATAAAACTTACCCCTCATGTTAGGTATAATATCACAGTAGTGTATATAGTCTGGCTTGAATATCATTAACTCAAGCGGAACAGGTTTGAGTAGATACTGCGTGGAGAAGATATAAGGACCTTGAATAATTCTTACCTTCTCTATAGCCTTTAGTCCGAAGCGAGATGGATATATAGGCTCTCCTTCATCTACCATCTTCCCCAAAACTTTTTTGTAAAGGTTCTGTTCATATATAGACCAAAATGGTTCATTCTTCCGTATATGGTCTACTGGGTCATTAGCACACCATCGAGTTGCAGTGTGGTATGTATATCCTCCCTCAAGACTATCAAAAAGGGAAGGCACAAGTCTATGCCAACCAATTGCTTTATTTATCTCATCCTGCGAAGGTGCTATCTCCCTATCTGATACATCATCCTTTGTTGCAGTGACAATATCATCTTCTCCAACTCTACCATAATGTCGAGAAGGCAAATTAGTCCCAATACCTGCAGCTTCAAATGTTCCTTCTCCCAAACCTATTTGTGTACGTGGAAGGGTAACTGAGAACTCAGTTGACCTATCCCTCTTGTTCTTTGGCATCCTTTCTGGAAAGAGGACATGCAATAGTTCGTTACGTTCAAGTTGACTACGTATTTTCCTCAAGTGATTTGCTGCGTTAGTCATACTATTACATACGATTAGATATCGTAAGTTACAATCCCGCATGGCTAGCCAAAGAGGTAGCGCTACAGATGTCAGTGTGGACTTAAGAAAGCCACGAGGAAAAAGTAACATCTTATCTTTAATTGTTTCATTAGATAGAAAGTTACATACTGGTAGATGCACTTCCTTCTCTATATAATCATAACCTAAAACGCCGAGAGACATAAAATAGAAATTATTTAGAGCATGCCTCCTCATGTTGTCTATCTGTTCGTTTGTTACCACTCGAGGTATCCTCCAATGCTCTTGCTATGTTATCTGCTTGCTTCCCTTCCAGTATAAACGTCAGGCTACGAGCATCTATCCCAGGTCCTGATTTAGGCTTACGTCCATCTATGTCAAGTAACTCCATTGCCGATGTTTGTGATATACGCTCATCTTTAGAATCAAGTAGACCTACCATCTTCTTCGCTGCAGGAAGTGCTCCCTCCTTCAATACTTGTGATACTGGGTCTATTTCTTTAGCAGCAATCATCCTGATAGCTTCCTGACGAATTTCATCTTGCATTTTATTCTTCTCTTGTATAAAGATGGTAGAACGAATGACACGCTCGTATTGCGACTCTCTTATCCCTGTTTGGTCGCAGATAAATTGGCGTGAGCGTCCTGCAAGGATAGCACGCATGACCTGTCTATGTCGTGAGTTTAACTTCTTGATTTCTTTCACTTTCATCTGCTTCCTCCTTAGTCCGTCTCTCAAAAGCAATATCCCTTTCAAACGCTAAATGGTCATATCCACTTGCCCAGCGTACAAAACCAATACTTGCAAAAAATTTTTCTATTCCCTTATCCAGCTCCACATCTACTTCAGGACTTTTGTAAACTACTTTTAATCTTGATACTGACATGATTTCCTCCTTTCTTACTTAAATCTTTCTTTAATTAGTTTATTATCTTTTGCCCACAACTCTCCATTGCGTCTATGATACTTATCTCCCTTTTCCATATTGCACTCTTTACATGCTGGAACGATATTATCCTTTGAATTAGTTCCGCTCTTACTTATTGGTATAACATGGTCTTTGATAGGTATATTATCAAGAGTAAACTTAACACCGCAATAGGCACATTTGTATTTGTGTAACTTCAATATATCCATCCACTCTAACCAAGTAATAGTATTAATGGTCTCTTTCATTCTTGCATATCTAACATTTAACTTATTTATAACCACTCCATACTTATTAACTTTAAATTTTGATATATTGCTTAAACTACTCTCTGTACAGTAGCACTTATCTTGCATATACACTCCTTAACTTCATTAATTGAATTTACAAAATTTTAAAAATGATTGAACTTATAATAATACTTTATATATTAGTAAACATAGTATCTCAAGTATATTGTATCACGAAATTTTACTATATACAAATATGCAAGTTAGATTGATTGAATTTACAATATAAGTGTGTTAGTAACATGTATGTATGTAAGTAAAATTTTTAAAAAATTTAGTTACACAACGGATGTTATATATATAAGAGGGTGGCGTGGGGGGTTGGTGGGTACTAACATATACACGATATACTAACATATAACAAGTAAGTAAGTAAATATATAATATATACTACTAACATTAATTGCTGTTAGTTGTAAGTATTGCATACTAACGATTACAGTGTACTAATATATTAATTATATGTAAGTAAAGCTTGACAACATACATCATCTATGATATACTAAAAGAAAAAAGATAGTAAGTAAGCACCTTGATAATAAAATAAGGATATCAGATACTAACAAGTTAAACGTTAGCACTCATAAATTTAATGAAAGGAGTAAATTAAAATGATTACTAACAAAAAAGCAAAAGTTAGTACAGGCGGTAAACAAGTCGGAGAATGTACCATTCCACTATATCCTGAAACAGTAGAAGATGTAGTAAAGGTATTCAAAAGCACTCCAGCAATAGCGTTAAAATGCTTACAAAACGGATTAACGATTGAGTACCAGCGTATTTTACGAAATGAGTTTACAGTACGTACATCGAAACCAAGTAAGCAAAAAACAGAACTAATTGCTAAAACTAAAGTACAAGGATACTATAAAGAGGAATACGAGGATATGAATGTACGTAGTATAATGCTCGATGTACTTGCAAGTTTACCAAGTAAATAATATGTACTAACACAAAAGAAAAGAGAGAGTATTAAAATATACTCTCTCTTTTTTATTCTCTATTTATTCTTTTTTATACTAACATATTATTTATAATCAAGCAATATATAATTCTTATGTTACTTGTAATTTATTGTACTTGTGTGTTACAGGGGATAGTAACATAAAACCTATATGTACCAATGATTTCATTGATTTTATTGAAGTTACATTACATTGTTGTCAATAGTATATCTATACATATATATTATATATATATAATATATTAATATATAAATACTATTTTATTACTGGCGAGTCTGTATTTATTGTAAGTATGAACGATTATTCATACGTTTTTAGATCCAACTTTGTTAACAATTGTTAACATAATTTGACAATAAATTCAATCTATGATATAATAAAATAAAAATATATCATATATATTTAATTAATCAATTTTATGAAAAGGTAGTAGTAAATGTTTAGACATCACTCAGAAAAAGAACGTAAGGAATATAGAAGACAATACTATTTAAAACATTTAGGATATTGGGAAAAGTGGAGGGCTAATAATCGTGGAAAGGTTAGAGCATATTTATTAAAGGCTAATTACAAAAGAAGGCTCTTCGGTTTTATTCCCTTAAACGAGTATTTTGATGGCTCGGAAACACATCATTTAGATAAAACATACGTTATTTATATAGATGGAGAAGTACATAGAAGTATATACCACTGCTTGGAAACTGGGGAAGGTATGAACGAGATAAATAAATATGCAATGGATTCTATCAAGGAAAAGTTAATGAAACTTATAATTGGTAACTAAACACAATATCGTATCTTGGCGATAATCGTTCTTTGATAAAATAATAAAGTTAGGAGGTAAAATGAAATGACACGTTATCTAATATGTATTGACACGAGGTTAACTCGTAGAATGAGCAACTCAATACGTAAGATTGTAAAGGCGAACGAATACAAAAAACTAATTGATAAGTGCAGAAAACTTGGACTTGCATATAATAGCATACCATTCAGACCAGAGAATATGAATAGAATTGCTGTACTTATGGGACAAGTGAAGTCAATAATATAAACTAATTAGTTCGTAAAGTCAATAAATGAATTTATGAAGGGAGGTAAATGAAATGTACTATCTTTGTTTAGATTGTGGCAATGCAGGGAGTTTTATAGTTTCACAATCATTTGTCGCTACAATAACAATGAGGAATAAAAAGTGTGATACAACAGTTGAGTGTGGAGAATGTGGTAGTACAAACATAAAAACGATTAAGGAGGTAAAATGAAATGCCACTAAAAATGTGTAGATTACAAGAGGGCATTAAATGGACTTGTATAAAATGTAAGAGAGTAATTAGAAGCGAGATGGGAATTTTCTTAGGAGTTTCACTAAATGGTAAGATACTTTGTGATAAATGTGCAGAGGTAGTATTGGATAAGTTGGAGTCAATATAAACTAGTGGACTAAGTCCCTGCAAGGTTTAATCAAGTTTTCTCAAACCATGACTTGCTTGATAGAAACCTAAACAAGGACTTAGTCCCTTATATTATATTTACTCACAAATTCAATAATTGAAGTTATGAGATACTATAAACACATTTAGGAGGTGGATATGGCTCACAAGAAAGAATATGTTATAGATGGAGAAAGGACATCTGACTACAATAAGAAATACTATCAGAAGTATAAAAACAAATTGAAGGCACGGGCTAAACGACGACTAGTAATTAATCCAAACTTGAATAAAGATTACTATACAACACATAAGGAAAAGTGCAATGCATTGAATAAGAGGAACTATAAACGTAAGAAGGAGGTGAATGATATGACTAAAACAGAACAATTAAAGGTAGCATTTAAACAGACATTACAATGTTTAGTTGAGCAAGTTGATATTAGACACCCTATAAGTCCTAACGTATTAGAACATTTAATATCAAAAAATGTTAATGTGTTACTTAAAGAAGTATCAATACGAACTGATTTAAGGTAAAGGAGGTAAAATAGAATGATAGATGCAATACTATGGCTTGCACTGGGAGTACTTGCTGGTGCACTTCTTGGCTATATGGTAGGAAGTGATAACGGCTTTGTCAAGGGTTGTAACTGGGCATACTATAATAAAGATAAAAAGTAAGGAGGTAATATGATAGATATAAAAAGTTTAACTAAGGAAGATATTGGTAAGTGGGTAGTATATAAGAGTAGTACTGATGAAAGTGAGCTAGGTAAATTAAAATCCTGGAACGAGAATTTTATATTCGTTGTTTACAAGTGTGCTGGAAATTGGAATAAGTTTGAAGATTATACTGCCGCTGCAACAGCACCAAAAGACCTTACTTTCAGTGTTGCAGAGCCTATGAGTAAGTCCGACATATTGTATGAAGGAGGTAACGAAGATGAAGATGTCTGAGCTAATTAGAAAAAGGAAAGCAATGGATAAGGCACGAGAGGAGTATCATAGTTTTATGAGTGTAAGAACCTTACAAGATATTGGTTCAAGTTATTCATTGACTGAAACAAGAATGCGACTTGAAGGAAACTTAGTTATTGCACATAATGAGTTTAATAGAATGATAGATAGTATTAAGTAAATATGCTTGCTCTGTGGCGTTCTGGCGAAAACGTTGTCGGGTAACAGATTATTGGTATGGAGTTAGGCTCCATATATCCTATAAAAAGAATAACAAAGCAGGTCCAAATCCTGCCAGGGCAGGCAAAATATAAAGGAGGTATAAGATGTTAACTAAAGAAATGTTAGAAGCAATGCCAGAAGATACTGTATTTGCAACTGGTATTACAATGAATGAGGGCTTGTATAAAGAGCCTGTAAGATGGGTAGCAGTTAGAGGAGGAATTGCTGACTGGGCGATATATTATCATAAGGAACGGAACTCAGTGCAGTATGTAAGAGAATGTGGAGATAAGTGTTTTACTAAAGAAATAATTAAAGATCTCGTCCCTTGCGATGATGAAGCTTTTAAGTTATATAGATATTAAATGAAGGAGGTAACTAAATGGAAAGTTTAATAGAAGCATTTGTAGTGGAAAGAAGTAGATTAGGTACTTTGCAGCGCTCACTAGAAAATGACGGTTGGTCACCTTGGTCAATGCATCAGTGGATGTATCTTGAAGGTAAAATAGCTGCTATAAATGAAGTACTCCAATATTACTATGCAAATGTTAAAGGAGGTAAATGATATGGGAATAGGCAAAGATGGATATGATGTGCCTACTTATAATGACCAAGAAGAAAAGCAGATTAAACTTCAAGAAAAAGTGGATAAGTGGTGGTATGAATTAGAGGAAAGTTACAAATGTGAACTGATGGAAGATTACTATCCCGACGATGTATCTCTTATGAGTACAGATGATATGTGGAATGGACTAGATTGGAATGATAAGTGGGGAATATATAAAGGAGATAAAGATGAGGTGTATCCATGAAAAAGAATGATACTTTAAAGAAGAAAAAGTGGCTAAAAGCAAGAAGAAGACTTAATGGGATAAAGAGAAATCAAAACTATATAGCTAAGACAATACATAAGCCTGATATGACTTGTAATTTAGTACCTAAAAAGGAGGAAGAGAAATTATGGATGATTTAGAGTATTTAGAAAATTGTAGGGAATGTAGGGACAACGAAGTAAAAGCTTTGGAAGTTCTTAATACAACTAGTCCTGAGGTTGAAAGACTGAAGATAGACCTTAGAAAAATGTATGCACTCGAAATTATTGCAAAGGAACTAATTGGAATTAAAGAAGCGATAAAAGGGATATTTTCTGACGGAGACGAGGTTCGTGTGAGAATTATTTAGTAGAGGAGGTAATATGAAGAACTTAATTATAGCTGTGCTAATAGTTATACTTCTTCTCATAACCTATGTAGTTACATTTTGTACACCGGAGTATAAATACTATGAACTAACCGCAACTGCATACTACCCAGGTGCTGAGTGTACGTATCCCTACGATGACGGATTTACAGCTATTGGTCACGTTGCAGGTAGGGGCTCTATAGCGATTGACCCGGAGAACGGTCCTTTAAAGTTTGAACAGCATGTCTACGTAGTAGGTTATGGTGAAGGAGTATGTAATGATGTAGGAAGTGCAATTAAAGGTTGGAAGATAGACTTATGTTTTGACACTTACGAAGAAGCGGTAGAATGGGGAGTTCAGTTAGTTAAAGTATATGTATTGGAGGTAAAGTAAATGTTACCACTTATAATATTTCTGGGAGTATGCGTAATCTTTATGTGCTTCCCAGAATTATTTGAGGCGCTATTAAAATGGATAGATAAAATATTAGAGAAAGGAGGAAAATTTAGATGGTAGAGAAAAAGAAGGAGATTGGATATGATGTAACTGTCAGGTATCGTGATGGAGGAACGGACAATTTCTATGGAGTGAAGAGTGCTCGTGTTCTGGATAATACACTTGAGATAGTTGAAGGCACAGCTACAACTGTACATATAGTCTTAGGTGTAGTTACTCACATTAGAATAGTGGAGGTGAAGAAATGAAAAAGATTAAACTGGGAAAGGAATGTAAGTGTATACACTGTCACTGGTACAGACCTAAAAAGAACCAGCGCTGCTGGGGATTTAGTGAAGGAGATATCGAGGATTGTATGAGTAATGAATATGCATCTTTTAAAGGGAGGAAGAAAGTAAATAAAAAAGAGGAGGTGAATAAATGACAAAACTTAATGCGGAAGAGATGTTAAGACTGTCAAAGTCTAAGACAGTTATATATTTAGATAAAAAGAAGAGCAATATTCAGGCTTGGGTTGACTCAGCAGTTCGATTAGAGATGGATAGATATTGCATAGACCATGGTCTAAAGAAACAAGACGTGGTTGAGCAAGCAATAGTTCTATATCTATTCCTAGTTGTTAATGATAAGCTGGACGAAGTTGTTATGAAGTATCTGCCTAAGAACTCTACGAAAAAAGAATAGCTATCCGCAACTTCAATTATTGAAGTTATGCGAGCCTACATGAAGAGAGGAGGTGATATCTATGACAAAGGATGATATTTATAAGGCTTGTAAGAAGTACGCTCAGGCATATGCAAAGGGGCATGTAACAATACCCAGGAGCCCAGCTGTGATTGACACTTGGGACAAAGCTGACTTCTTACGATTTAGAACTCAAGCATCAAAGGTAGTGTCGCAAGTGGAACTTGACATCAAAGGTATAGCTGGAAAAGTATCTGACGAAATCTTTGAGGAGTTAATTACTTCTGTAGGAGGTGAAAAGGCATGATATTTGAGTTAGCAAGACTAAAGGATAAGGTAGAAAATTTATCTTTTCGTGAGAGAACCGAGATAGATGATGAGTTTCTCGAAAGCCTACCCCAAGATACTAGGTTGTATCAGGCATACTTTATGGGTAAGGGTGAGCAAGCAACTAAGGAAGCTGTAACAGCTGACTTGTTATCTGTAGCTCAGGCCATGAACGATACGGAGAGGACTTGCTTATTAAAAATATCTCGGCAATTACTGGAGGGTAAAGATGCTTAAAATAACAAGAGGAAAGTTAACCTTTATAGTACCAGACTACTGGCTGGATGGCTATGGTTTCTTAAAGCCCAAGGCTATTTGTGCTCTCAAAGTTTTCTTTGGAGCTAAAACTAACGAGCAGGCTGACAAGGAGCTAAAGAAGAGAGAGAACTCTCCTAAAAAGGGCTGGTATAAGTATAGTATTCCACAAGGAGGTGGTATGGATGAAGTATAATACCAAATTAAATCAAGGAGGAAAGTTTGTAAATGGAACCAAAATACAATGACATTGTTAGTGTAGAGAGATTTGGTGGTCTTAAGTATCAGGCAAGAGTAAACTGGGTAGAAAATGGGAATGTTGGCGTAACTTTCTTAACCCCTAAAGAAGTTAAGGGAGGGGCTAGTGTGGTAAAGGTAAGTGAGTGTACATTGATTTCTGCTTCTGCTAAAGATGAAATGGCGGAGAAGATTGCTAGTATAAGTGATGAGGAACTAGAGGAACGTATTATGAGTATTAGAAGGAGGAGATATCCTAAAGCTCCTACACCACATAGTAGGCAAACAGGACAACCGAAGGTAGAAAGGGAGAAGAAGATATCTCTAGATGATATCTTTAAGAAGATGGAGGAAAATCCAAAAATAGAAGGGAGGTAAAGACTTGTTAGATACAAGAAAACTAATAGGAAATTTAGAGGCACATGGTGGTAGAGTAATGAGCGGAAAAGTATTACTTGGTGCTCACGTTCCATGCTTAGAAGATGCTATAAAAGTAGTAAGGATGTGGGAAGCATTGCAACACACGTGTAACAAACATGCTATATCTGATGACATTAAAAAGGGGATTAGATATATAGTTTCGCATATTGAGGGTACATACTTCCCATCAATAATAAAACAAACTGTTACTGTTGAGATACAGGGGGCAGATGAGCAAAGACTTCGTAATACAATATCTACAATAGAATGTGTAGATGGAGTAAAAGAGGTGAGAACATGAGATACTTTGACTATACTGTGATGAGTGATTTCTTAAGATGCCCATACTATTATTACTTTCGTCATATAAAGCATTTGGTTCCACTAACTAAGCCCCCTGCACTATCATTTGGTTCTGCTTGGCATGCAGGCTTAGAAGTCCTGCATAAAGACGGAACTCTTGTAGAGTCTAAGGTTAAGTTTGGGGAAGTGTACCATGATAGTCCAGACGAAACTATGAGAACGGTAGCGAGAGGGCAGAGGATGCTGGAACTTTACACGGAGATATATAAACATGACCCTTATGAGATTATATATGCTGAGACTCCATTCCACGTAGCACTTGGCAATTTTATTCTTTGCGGTAAGTGTGATGCTATAACTAAACACAAGATAGATGGACATATATATTTAAAGGAAGTAAAGACAGCATCCAGAACGGGCGCCTCATACTTTAGAAAGTTCGCTTTCAACTATCAGATAGATATATATACTATAGGAACGTTGGAGCTTATCGGCGACTGTGTTGGGGCTTTGATAGATGTAGCTAAAGTTACTACATCAGCTCCTACAAGAGACCATTTTGAAAGGGATATGGCATCTCGTTCATTTGTAACCTTGGATGTAGCTAAGAAGCATATTATAAACATAGTAAAGTCTATTGAAGCTTTAGAGACTTACTTTAAAGTCCAAGATGGTGAAGGTGTACCTTGGAATGCTCCAGACTGGTCAGTTGGATACTTTGACAAGGAACGTTGCTATGACTATGGAAAGTGCGTGTACTTTGATATATGTAGGACTAACATGGATGCAAGGGCACTTAAGATGTTTAAGAAAGTAAAATGGAACCCTGAAAGGGGGGAGGAGGAAGAGATAATTGATTAAGAAGGAGTGGCTTGATAGCATATTCGCTCTTAATCCTTGGTACTATGAACTTAGAAAGGAGGTGAGAAAAAGAATGGCTATTGATTATAGAGAAGAGTGGGAGAAGTTTAGAGTATATTATGGAGGGCGTCGTGTAGAGTCCAAACAATCGGAAGTGGGAGCAGGAGTATCTCTAACCTTAGGTAGCTTAATGAATGGTTGGATAAGAGATATCATTGATAGTAGAGAAAAGCTAATGGAAGAGTTCGTGAAGTCGAGGATGAGCACTGACATTGTCGAAGGTCGAAAAGATGGATACTTGGTAGGAATATGGTTTAAAGGAGGACCTATGTATGGTAAAGTATCCGTAACTAGAAAAGAATTTCATAGTTGGCTAAAAAGAGAAAAAGGAAAGGAGGTGAAGTAAATGCCAAACACTAAAGACTTAAAAATATCTAAACTAAAGATATTAGTATGGGGTAAACCCAAATCAGGGAAGACGTTCTTCTTCAGAACGTTCCCTAAACCTGCGAAAGCTTATATGTTCGACCCTAACGGTATATTGTCGTTAAGAGGAGAGGATATAGAGTTTGAGGAATATAACGGACCTTCAGGCTATCGAAAATTTAGGAGAGACTTAGAGAATGATATGAGAGCTGGAGTAATTAGAAGTACTATGATAGACAGCTTAAGTACTATTCAACAATGTATGATGAAGGACGTGCAGGAAGAGAACCAAAAGGCTACTGAAAATTATCAAATTCAAGAGTACAACATATACTTTAGCAGGCTTAGGTCTCTTCTTATAGACCTAGTTAACTATCCAGTTCATCTATTGTTTACTGCTCATGAACAGATTGTGGAGAACAAGCTTACTGGCGACGTAGCTATACTTCCAAGTATATATGGCAAAGACATGCCAAATGAGTTTCCTATGTTCTTTGATGAAGTATATCACACAGAAGTGGTACCTCATCGCAAAGAATCTTCTGAGTATTTCTTACGTACCCAACCTACAAACTTACTAATATGTGGTGGAAGAGCGGATAAAGATAATGTCTTGAATAATTTGGAGGTACCTGACTTTAAGGCTATACTGGAGAAAATATTAAAGAAACCTATATTAAAGTGAAAGGAGGATAGAATGGCAAAGAAAGAAGTTAGGAAAAAGTTGAAGGCAGTTGATACGAGGAGTGCTCAAAAAAAGTGTGAGGAGATGTTTGGGGTACTAGGCATTAACATAGATATTGGGAACTCGGCAATTACTGCACTAGCAGGAGAAATGAAAAAGTCTCTGAAGCCTATGAACGCCCTTGCAGATAGAGCTGTTAAGTACTTCAAAGATAGAATGGATGATGAGCATACTCCTATCTTGTTCGCTGTGTTCAGCTTGATATTTGCTCGGATACTATTCGACCCCACCGAATGACTAGTTTACAATTAAAAGAACTAGGAAAGGTTATTAGACGCTTAAGTCCTGTAGATAAATTGCGTATGACTATTTATAAACATGGACTGACTGAAGAAAAAGTTACTAAATTTATGAAAGGACTTCCAAAGAAATTTTGCATAAAAACAAGTGTTGAAGCACAATCTACTTGTGATTCTTTATGGCAAGAAGCTACAGCAAGTAAAATATATGGACTGGGTGATTTAGAAATAACAATGTTCTACCCTAAAGAGGAAGGAGGTGATAAATAGTGAAAATTAAGTTACCTGTAGGTATTAACTTAGATGAGATAAAGGAACTACAACCAGTTCCAACCGACCAGTATGTATGCCAAGTTAAGAAGATAGAACCGAAAGAAGCAAGGGAAACAGGCAATCCTATGATAAAGTGGCAGTTCATGATAATGGAAGGGGAGTACAAAGGTATGGCGCCTTTCTTCTTTAATACAGTCTTGTTAGAGCAAAGTGCTTTTAGCTTGAAGGACTTACTTACCAAGCTTGGTGTTGAGTGGGAAATGGAAGGAAAGGTCTGTGTGTTTGAAAGTACTGATTGTATGAAGAAGGACATAGTTGTAATTGGTAGACTGAGAGATTTCAAGGGGAAACCTGGCAATGAAGTAGATGGTTTCTTGCCAGCGTAGTTAAAACAGGGTAATTTAGTCTGCAGAGACTATCGTCGACCATTACCCTGACAGCGAGGGGTGTTTCATTAGCTCTGTACATCCCTCGCTTTAAAATTTATGATTATCTAATACATGGAGATGAAACATGACTGAAGATGAATTCATACAAGAACTCATTGAGGAGAATGAAAAACGTCTACGGTACAATGAGCACTATAGACAGTGGCGTGCAGAACATCCAGAATTGATGAAACTCAGACGTAAGCGGTATCATGCAAATCACATTAAGCACGAAAAACAATATAATAAGCAATATCGTAAATCTCACTTTGAAGAGCGAAAAGTCCTTGCGAAAAAATGGAGGATAGACAATCCTGAAAAGACATTGGAAATATCCAAGAGGGAAGGCAATAGAAGACGTCGCAATCTAGGTTTTATACCTCTAAATAACTATTTTAAGGGCTCTGCGGCTCATCACTTGGACAAGAGTTATGTTGTTTACATACCCGAGGAAGTGCATAAAAGTATTTATCATTGCTTAGAGACTGGTGGGGGTATGGAAGAGATAAATAAGTTTGCTATAGATTTTGCTAAGAAAGAAATAATAGAATGTTTAGAAAAACGCGGGCTGGGGCTTTCGTAGGGGGTGCCTCCATATGTTACTTAAGTGTTCCCTGAGCTTTGCTCCAGTCCGCTTATTAAATATATTAAGTAAGGAGGAAGATGTATGTCTGAAGATGATTTTGTGCAAGCCGGTAGAGAATGGCTTAAAAATGATAGACTAAAGAAACTGGAAAGACAAAGTCAATATAACGTGCAGTATAAAGTGAATAATCCAGATATTACTGTAAGCCGCAATAAGGAGTTTCGTGAAAGTCACCCTGACTATATGAAGGAATATAGGGAGAAGTATGGGGATGAACTTAGAGAGTGTGTGAATGCTTACCAAAGTATATATGCAAAGACTAAAAAAGGTAAGGCTACTGCACAAAGAGGGCAATTTGCAAGGCGGCATAGATTAGGATTAGGGCTTAATACTTTAACGTCTAGTGAGTGGTTAGATATATTGAAGAAATATAACTACAGATGCTTTTACTGCGGCGCCAAATTAAATGCTGATAATGTACCACAGAGAGACCATATAATACCTGTAAGTAAAGGTGGGGGTAACATAAAAGAAAACGTGGTACCTGCATGTAAGAGTTGTAACTCAAAGAAGAGTATGAAATTAGTAAAAGTACTTATTTTGGATGAGGGGAGGAATGAAAAGTGTCTAAAGTAAAGATAGAGGATATTAAAGTAGGTCGACGATGTAGGGAGGACTATGGAGATATAGAAGGGCTTGCTCTCTCTATCCAGCGATTTGGCTTGCTCCACCCGATTGTCGTTGATGAAGATTTGAACCTACTAGCTGGTGAACGTAGACTACGTGCTCACAAGTTCTTGGGCCTGAAGGAAATAGAAGTAACTTACAAGAAGGATTTAGACCCTGCAGAGAAAAAGGAACTTGAGTTGGAAGAGAACATAAAGCGTAAAGACCTCAACTGGCCTGAACTAGTTATAGCTAATAAGGAACTATATGACATTCGGGTTAAACTATATGGGCCTAGAATAAAGGGACACGAGAGTGATGGATATGGTAGGCAAGACCATGCTATGGCTTTAGGCAAAAGTCAAGGTATGATATCTCAAGACCTACAACTGGCTGAAGCACTTATCCAGTTTCCTGAGTTAGCCAAAGAGAAAACTAAGACCGTAGCATTTAACAAGTATGTAAAGATGAGGGATGACTTAGACATGAAGGAGTGGGGCAAGAGAGGGAAATTTAATACTGACCCGAGGGTAATACACGGAGATAGTTATGTGGAAGTTAAGAATATGAAGGATGAGTCAGTAGACTTCGTAGTAACTGACCCCCCATTTGCTGTTAATATAGATGAGAAGGCAAAGCAAGATAAGGCGGTGAAGGATGCAGGATATAAAGATGACCCTCATGTAGTTATGGAGAACATTAGGTTGACGGTAGGGGAACTGTATAGAGTATTGAAGATGGATAGCCATATGATTATAGCCTTTGCGTCAACTCACTACACGCAGCTATTTCAGATGTTAACTGAGGCTGGATTTACTGTAGACCCTACCCCCTTGATATGGAATAAGATTACAGGTAGTACTCCTCATAGTGGTAAGTACTTCCCATATGCCTATGAACCTGCTTTCTGGTGCCAAAAAGGTAAGAGAGAACTATTCTCTACCGCCTGTAACATGTTCACGTATAAGCGAGTCCCCGATAAATATAAGAAACATCCTTTAGAACGCCCTCAGGCTTTATTATGTGCCTGGATAAATGCTGTGTCGCTCCCTGGTGAAGTTGGACTAGATGCATATGCCGGAGGAGGCTCTTTCCTAGAAGCCTGCATGTCTTTAGGTAGAAAACCTATATGTATAGAAAAAAATGAGAATCACTATCTAAGTATATTGGATAGAATTGAAGAGATTAACGAAAGGGGGAAACCATTAAGTGAGTAGAGAAACGGACTCAGCATATATTGCTGGCTTTTTTGATGGCGAAGGTTGCGTAGGAGTACATACTGACTCACGGAATATGAAGCCTTATCTTATGATAAGAGCAAATAATACTGACAGAGTAAATCTTCAGTTTCTTGCCGATAAGATAGGCGGGCATGTTCAGAAAAATCCTAGGTCCGCAAGACGTAAGCCAATTTATTTGTGGTTAGCTTGCGGAGTAGAAGCAGCAATGATACTGTCTAGACTATTACCATATCTTATCGATAAGAAAGAACGTGCAGAACTTGGGATTGAGTGTATGACTACTCCGTACATGGCACGCAAACTTGAAATAGTTGACAAAATGCGTGAATTAAATAAGAAAGGAGTTGATGTAAAAAGTGATAGTTAAGGGAATAGGTCCTCAAGATGCTAAGATTATGTTCGTGGGAGAAGCTCCGGGAAGAGAAGAGGAAATATCTGGTACGCCTTTTACTGGAGGAGCTGGTAAGGTACTAAATCAATTTTTATCCCAAGCTATGATTACAAGAAATAATTGTTATATTACTAATATTATGCAGGATAGGCCAGTCAACAACGACTTCGGGCAGTTCTACGAAGATAAAAGTAGGAAGGTTCCTTCTAAATTCCTTCTTGAAGGCATAGAAAGACTTAAGAAAGAAATAGAAAATATAAACCCGAATGTAGTGGTAGCACTCGGCAATGAAGCACTTAGAGCTATCACGGGACTAAGAAGTATTACTAAGTACAGGGGCTCAATTCTATTTTCTACTCTTGTCCCTGGCCAGAAGGTAATTCCTATTATTCATCCAGCTGCTTTAATGAGAAACTGGGACTGGGCTCCACTTACTTTAGTAGACTTGGAAAGGATTAAGGTAGAGGCAGAAAGTCCTACTCACGAATTCACGCCAAGACTATTTCATAAGATTGAGAGTATATCTGCATTAGAGACTGAAGTGAAAGCCGCTATAGAATTTGGAGAATACTTATCCTTTGATATTGAAACTTGTAACAACCAGATAAGTTGTATAGGCTTTGCTACTAGTTCTACTTATGCTTTTGTAGTACCAATTCATATGTTTGAAACTTCTAACTGGTCTGCTACAGACGAGAAGATTATTTGGAGACTCGTAAAGAAACTACTTGAAAGTGATTTGAAAAAGATAGGGCAGAATGTCAACTTCGATATGTTCTTTATCCTAGATACTGTAGGAATTAGAGTAAATAATCTTTGGTTAGACACCATGTGTGCTTTCCACTGCGTCTACCCTGAGCTTCCAAAAAGTCTAGCTGTCTTATGCTCTATATATACTGACCAACCTTACTACAAAGACATGATTAAGACTGACTACTATAAGTACAATGCTCTTGACTCAATGATAACTCTTGAGTGTGCTTTAAAGATAAAGGAGGAGTTGATAGAGTTTAGGACTTGGGCTGTGTATAGGAATATAGTTCATCCTGTACTAAATATACTTCTTGATATGGAGTCAAATGGGGTTAGAGTAAATTTAGAAAAGAAAGAACTAGCTACATTATCTACTAATGAGGAGATAAAAGCGCTCCAAAGTAAATGGGATAAGGCAGTAGGGCATCCACTAAATGTAAACTCTCCTGTAAAGATGTCTGAGTTCCTATATGAAGAACTAGGACTACCTCCACAGTATAAGAGGAC